CTTCTGCTTCATAGTCAGCAGTAGACTGGAATAGCTTTTTCTTGTGAGGAAGAGAAACAATCTGGACAACTTTAGCCACCTCGGACATGAGATTGCCAACTCGTCTTGCAGTATCAACTACATCTTCGCCAGTGCTGACAGCAGACTTCAGCCCGTTATAGATCGCAGTTGCGCCTGCAAGGATTGTAAACGGGTCCATTCATCGACCTAACGCTTTAAAGACCAAGTCAACGAAAAACCCAAACACTACGCCGATAAGAGCGAGAAGCGCACCGGCACCCTTCCACCTGTTCATGGCAGAAGCGATAGATTTAACCTCAGTCTTAAGCTCGCTCATGTCACGATGAAGCATCTCGATTTGAGCTTCCATGCGCCCTATTTGCTGATTCAGATCATCGGACATGCGTAACTCCTATTACACTGCTGGAGCGTTTGGGTCTTGGGGCCAATCTAGCGAAGTTGCTGCCGCGATGAAAGCCTCTATCGTGGTAGCCGCGTTTAATGCAGCCTTATGCTCGGCAGCCTTAGTGCGAATCGCAGCGCGATAGGCAACCCAGTCAGCGGGAATGTCTGTGCCAGCCTCGGCCTTACGGACTACCATCCAGTCGCTAGGCAAGAGCATGGTGTAGGCCATGTTATCGACCTGTTGGTTCCATGACTTCTTGAGATCAGCTAAATCTTTAGGAAGACCGAAGTTCCAATAAAAACGGTCATCATACCGTTCTGGATCAGGAACCTCTGTGATGCCGATAGCTTCTTTCTCGGCAAGAGTTGTGAGCCGAAGCCAGTTGCTAGGATAAGAAATTCCATTGTAGCTAAACGCTACATCGACTTGAAGTGGTGAACCGTTGAGAAGAAACATTATACATACTCCGGTTTAAACGTGTTGTGCTTTTTCATATTTTCCTTTGCAGGTAAATATTGAAGATTTGTTTCAATGTGCAGACCGCTAACGTATTTTCCTCTTAACGGTATGATATGATCTACGTGATAACCTTCTGGACAGTTGGCATATATTTCTCTAATCTTCGCACGATTAGCCCACTTTGGTGTTTGGCAAGACTCAGCAATTTCACGTAATCTACTGTGATAGCGTCTATATCCTTTTGTTCTTGATAAACCATGCTTTAAATTTTCTTTGCCTTGTTTAGCAGCAGTTACTTTTGCTCGATAGCAACCGCATGATTTAGTATGACCTGATCTTAATTTTTTTCCTTCAACTACAGTAAAGTTTCCGCAAACACATTCGCAGTTCCAAGCGGCTCTAGTGCCACTATTAGAAGCACGTGACCTTACTGTTAGCCACCCATGAACCATTCCAATAGAATCTATCAACTTACCCATCAGCGACCTCTGCTGTATTTAAACGGATTTTCGCTAAAACAAGCATACACATAGGTTCCTCCGGAAGCGTTAAATCCACCTCCTGTATCTCTAATTTTGAAACCGTTTGATAGAAAATCAATAACAGCCGCAGTTGATTCGGCGTTAGATAAATTAGCAATCAAAAGGCTATTCATTACATTGTATGTATTTCTTGATGAATCGTATATATACCATGAATCTATTGAATCAGTTCGTTTTATTAAAATCCAACGCGGACGGAAATTGGTGAAAATAAACGTACCATCCGTGCTGCCATTACCCGTGTATGAGCCAAATGCACTATAGCCAGAGACAGCGGCGAAGCAGTAGGCGACAAATGGCAATGTAGAGCCATTGGTATCAGCGTTGGTTCCAACACTAAACACAGATGACGTAGGCGCGGTGCTGTTAAATGCTCCAGGGTTAGAACCTTGAGCAGATGTAGATTGCAAATTGGTCGTATAAGCCCAACTTGTTTGACCAACGTGTCCTACCGCCCAACCATACGTTCCATTAGTACGTGATTTGATGATAATCATAGACGGTGCAACGCCTAATCCATGACCGACAGTCGCGTTTGCACCTGTGCCTGTATATGTCACAATACTAAAACCAGCCGTAGGATTAGCCGACACGGTAGATGTGATGGTGCCAGAGTTGTTAGTTACGCCTGTGCCGCCAGCTTTCCAATTCCAAGCAACAATAGACCCACTAGATCCGTTTACTTCATAGTTACCTACAGAATCGTCGGTAACGCTAAAACCATTGCTGTTAAACGCTGTTACACCATAACCGGGGTAAGATAATTCAGCAGTTGTAGAATTAGACCGAAGATACTTTGATACACCGCGTAAGGTATCAAACAAATCATTGTTATATGCTTGATTGCGATATTTTACCCATACAAAATCGGGTGCAAACGTAGTGCCTAACGTATTGTTTCCACCGTTGCTTACTGACTGCGTAGACCCATTACCAGTATAAGTCGTAGCCGCCATATACTGTGCGCCATTGGTAATAGATGGCGTCGGGAGATTGGCTGTATTCAGCGCAACATAACCAGATGGCGGGGTGTAGGAGAATGGGCGTTGGCCGAAGTTGGCATTTCCTACATTTGATACGCCGCCGCCACCGCTATAAAACGCTGAAGCATTAGTAATAGAAGCGCCGCTTAATGCGATAGAACCTTGGCTTGCGTTGTTTTTATAAAACGTAACAGTTCCGCCGCCAATATCTAAAGCAACACCAATGACGTCTCCGTTTGTGTAAGTTGCTCCATAAGCAGTCGTTGTTCCAGCTACAACTTTGTCTCCAGTATTTTGGTAAATAATTGAATTAACAAATCTTCCTACCGAACCAGCTTGATGAACGCCAACTCCATTTGAAGTAGCCCCGATTGTATTTTCCCAATACCATTTGCCAGAAGATACAGCCATTGTTGTATCTGCCGAACCGCCGTTACCAACTGAATATGATAAGTTAGCATTTGTCCAAGTGCTAGTTGCGGCTGTGTCATTGTATAAAGGATTACCTACGCAATAATTACTTGCACTCGCACCCACCGTAGGCGAGTCAATCATGCTGTCGTATGTCGTGCCAGCAGTCAGCGAGATGTTGTTAGGTGTCCAGTTGTTACCGTTGCCAGACGAGTCTTGCACAAGAGTAGTCGTGCTAGTCGTATTGCTGAACGGCAGATAGAATCCATTAGTGCCGTATGTGCCAGTGTATTTCTTTGGTTGCCATACGCCGTTAGTGTCGTATGCACCAAATGAGGATGGCGTGAGGGCTTGACCGTCAATGAAGTTTACTTCAGCAAGGTAGCCGTCGAAATAAGCTGAACCACGGCGGCATATATAGTGAGGAATTGTAGTATTTACAGCGGTGTTAAAGTTTAAACTTGGATATGTTGCTGTTCCAAATGATGTGATTTGAACGCCGTTTACATAGAGTTTTACACGATTAGACGCAGTGGCTTGCGTTGTGTCAACAGCATAAAGAATATGATACCAAGCAGAAGGATCACGATAGACAGCCGTTGTAATTACGTCCCAATTAGTAGAAACACCTGCAATGCTGTCAGCAATTCTTAAAGTGTTATCGCTTTGAAATTCAATTACTGTTTCTTGTGTTCCGACTGAACCGGTATATGCTTGATATAATCCATATTCAACTGATAATACGCCGCGTTTTACCCATCCACTCCAAGTCCATATTTTTTGATTAGATGCACTTGCTGGCGTTCTATTTAGATAAGCACTTGCAGATGAGCGGAAGCGCAGACTGCGGCTGATTTGATAGCCTCCAACTGCACCCATCATTAAATTATTTACTTCGACAGGTAATCCCATATCTCACCCGATATTGGTAAGGAGTTGTGCCGCAATGCTTGTAGAAGAACGAACCGTGTAAACCAGAACATCAACCGCATTGGCTGTCGTTGTCAGCGTTGGAGCCGTGCCATTCGGGAAGTCCCAATAGGACGAGTAAGCCAATGTGCGCGATCCGGTTCCATCTTGCGTAATGAAGATTACACCAGACTGACCCGCTGTAAGGTTCGTCGGGTTGCCGAGCGTCCGGTTGCCACCAAGCGTAACCGAGAAGTTGTTCCCGACTGACATATCAACCGCGATTGTCGAGGCATCTGTCAGTGCGTCGATTGCCATGTAAGCATTGCCAGTGGCAGACATCGTTCCGCTGAATGCTGCGGTTCCGCTAACACTTGGAGACGCGATAGACGGAGACGACGCAAACACAAGAGCGCCGGTGCCAGTTTCATCAGTTACGGCAGAAGCAAGATTTGCGCTTGATGGTGTCGCCAAGAACGTCGCGATACCAGTGCCAAGACCGGAAACACCAGTCGAAATTGGCAACCCAGTGGCATTCGTAAGCGTGACTGAAGACGGCGTTCCAAGAGCAGCAGAACCCGTTACTGTCAGCGTTCCTGCAACTGAAAGGGTTTTACCAGCGCCGACATTCAGACCAACTGATGTGCCATTGCCGGCAGCGTTAAAGAGACCATCGACCGTATCAAGGTCGCTGTTAATCTTTGTACCCCAAGTGTCGCGAGACGCGCCTACCTCAGGCTTCGTCAGGTTTAGGTTAGTCGTATATGAATCAGCCATCGGCCATACTCCTAGTTAGCTGTCCAAGTCTCAGAAGAGACGGTCTGCGGTACCCACGTCGCTGACGGCACAACTTCGCCTGTCCATGACTCAGAGCTAACACTTTGCGCTGACCAATTCTCTACCACATTTTCTTGCGTTTGCCACGTCTCCGGTAATACGGTCTCGTCTTCCCAGAGATAGCGTGCCGTTGCACTCATACTCGTTGTCGATGCGCCCGTAGCTACACCGACAAGTGTTGCTTGCGCCTGCGCCGTCGCTGTTGAAGCAGCAACGATGTCGAGCAAACCATACCATGTAACCGTAGCACCAGCAGTTGCACCCGATTGGGTGCCCCCAGCAGCCGCACCTGGCATAACGCGTGTCGGTGTAAATACGCCGTCGCTTTCGCTTGTACCGGTTGCCTCTGCAAGTTGCACGGTATACCCGTCAGCCGTCGCGTCAGATTGCGCCGCGATAGCAGCAGACGCGCCCCTGATGGCATAAGCGTTCGCAGCAGAGTTGCTCGTCGAAGCACCGGCAGCACTAGCTTCTCTAACCCGCTGCGCAGACGCTGTAACGCTGCTTGTAACAGCTATGTCGCAATACGCGATCTCTGTATCAGCGGCGGCTGCACCTGACGACGAGACAGATATGACTGTAAGCGTCGCATCGACAATGCGAACGACTGCGGCAGTGGCATTGCTTTGCACGGCAATGGCGGCAGTTGCATCTGAAACGCTAACCTGACCGTAAACACCTAAACCGTAGTCGTATAAGCCATAGTCTCGCCCATTGACGAGATCATCACTATAGACCCCTACGCCATAGTCTGAGAGTCCATAGTCGCGCGACATCTATTAGTCCAACGTGATGGTCAAAGCGCCCGTGTTGAAGCGAAGAACGTCGCCAGTGTCGATAGCCTTGGATGTCGTAAGATCAGCAAAAGCTAATAGGTTGCCGCTTGAAGAAGCATCGAAGATACCTGCCGCGACAATCGTTCCCCATGAACCGCCAGCTGTTGGGAACTCGATTGCGGAACTGTTTGAAGCCGTTGTCGGAGCTGTGCCTGTAACCGTAAAGGTTGCTGCTTGGCGCGCATATCCAGTGCCGCTGCACTCAGTGCCACCGCCTGCTTCACCTGGAGCAACTGTGTAAAGCGCAACGTACCACGCTGTCGGACGAGTTGCGGAATTGCTCGTAAAAACCCAGTTCAGAACAAGGTTTTCAGTAAAATTGGTAAAACCGGCCATTTGTAACTCCTTATCCGTAAGTTTTGCGCGTGCGAGCGACTAGGGGACCACCACTATGCACCGCCTTATCGCTTTCCAAGGCCAGTGACTCAAGACGCGAATTATACATGTTCGCGAACATCCCGACACGCTGATCATCTAACAGGTATGGTGAAGCGTGAACGAGTGAACCGTAAAGATAAAGATCTGGAGCCTTCACGAGGAGCCAGTTTGAGGTGTTCTGATTGCTCAGAGAAGTGATCTTACCGTAATAGATCATCTCGATGTCGATATTCGATTCCGGTGCTGGGATGATCTCAAGTGCATCGTCCATGATCGAGTAAAAGGACGGCTGAGTGATGATCTGCTGCTTGTTGATCCGGTCAGCCTCATCAAGAGTCACAAAACGCAGTGGCTGTTCACCATCGACGATATGGATGTTGATCGCTTCAAGCCAGTCACCGGGAAGCTGAACATATTCTTGGTTGCTCGTAGCCTGAGCACGCACAACCATCTTCTGGTGGCGTAAACGGCTGTTAACATCTGATTCGACAAACTGGATAAATGTCGGGATGATCGAGGTCAGGTCATCGCGGTTCAGCCATGACGCAATTTCGGACTGGAGTGTGGCGTAACTCGTAATTGTCATCGTCAACTCGTGTAATGGTGCGTCCGGTATGGTCGCGCTTCTTCGGTATTAAGCCAGCGTTTCAATGCAGTCTTGTCGTGAAGAATACCACGCTCCTTAAGCTGCAACAAAACAAGCATAGGAAGACGAGCCACTCTAACCATATCTCCAGATCTGGTCGTCCGTGAAACACCGTTCATCTCTTCCTGGTTAAACTTTGCCACGTCTGAAATGTCAGTCGTATCAATGAAGTGCATCGTGCCATCATGCTCGACCTTCATCTTGGTGAGAGTTCCGGTGAACCCGTCATAACCAAGTGTAAATTCGCCAGGTGCGTAGTCTTTATCGCTCATGGTGCTCCCCAAGAGAAAAGAGGGGCGGCGTACCGCCCCTCTCTATTATCAGGCAGATGTCGTGAGGTTTGCGATTGCAGCATGGGCCTTCTCAGCCTTCATGCGCAAGCCGTACTCGACGACGAGTTCCTTCTTGATCGAGTCGCCGGTCTGGGCAACGTCAATCGTTTCGAAAGGACGGAGATACGCAACAGATGCGTATTCTGGGTCAAGGACAAGTGCGAAACGCTCATCGGCAAAGCGGTTCGGAACCATCGACACTTCGCCGAAATCACTGAGATACACGTCAGCTGTAGCAATAATGCCAGCAGGCTGCACCTGATTGTAGGTGATGCGCTGTTGAGCAATACCTGAAAAGCCTGATGCGACGGTCTTGTTGTAAGGACCGGTCATGAGGATCTTCGCTTCGCCGCCCTGCGACCAGACGTTCTGGATCGCTGTCTTGAGCATGGTTTCAGTGAATGCAACGTCTGTCGAGGTCGAGAGGTTCGTCCAAGCAGCGTTCGGGTAGCCGTTCGGTGAAGACGAAAGCGTCGGAGCGGTTGCACCGTTCGCGACAGAGTTCGTGATCAACCAAGCAGGAACACCAGCGGTGTAACGAGCCGTTGAGCTGTTGCCAGCTGAAGCGGCTTGGTTCGAAATGAGAATCTTTTCCATGTCGCGCTTGAGTTCCTTCGCAGCCTTGGCTTGGTTGTAAGCCAAAAGCGTACGCATACCGGCCATGTTAACAGCCTGCGCCGTGCCAGAAACTGCAACGACCTTGCCGCTGATCTGCGTGTAGTTTGCAACGCGGTTCGTGTCGGTGAAGTCGGTGTTACCGGCATCTGCGCCTTCGACGAGAGCATTCGAGCCGTTCGCAGCTGCGAGGGCATCGGTCTGCCATTCGAAGTAGGTATTGTCTGCCGTGTCACGGCCTACGTTCGACATGAACGGGGTCGAGGTCGGGCTGATGTCATAGATGATATTTGAAAGGTCTTCGCGCTGTTCGTTAACAGCAAGATAGGTTTTTACGTTAGCTACGGAAGTCATTATCTTCTCCTGCTTTCCATTAGGCCAAAGAGTTTAGCAGCGTCTTCGATGCTGCCAGTTTTACTGAGACGCATTTTCGCGCGGGTAACTTCGGTCTGTTGTTTTGGAGCAGATGCAGGCGTACCAGAACGTAACGGTTTCGGACCTTCCTTCTTATCAGGCTGTGGTCTCTTAGCTATTAGTTCGTCGTACTTTCTCGCCTTCTCAAGAACAAGAATTGCTCGTGGATCATAGGCTTGTGCGAGTTCGTCTTCGGAGTAGCCAACTTTCTGACCGTATTCCTTCAGACGAGAACGCGCCTCGTTCCACTTGTTCGGATCATTCCATTCTGGAACCTGCTTTACCAAATACTGGCGACCTTGGTCCACAATGGTCTTCAACCGATCTTGCTCTTCCTTCTGCTGCAAATAGCTGAGACGTTCCTTTTCGGCTTGCGTCGCAGCTAGGCGTGCCTGGTAATCACGCCACTGTTTTTCGACCAGAGGAAAGTTGAGCGGGTCTTCCTTATGCAACCGTTCCCAATCTGGCTCTTGCGGCATCATCTCTTTGAGCTGTGCATCAAGCGCGTTAATCAGGGTCGCGTATTGCTGGCGTTCCGTTCTAACTGCCTCAAATTCTTGCTCGAATGACGCTTTCTCCTGACGGAGTTCGTTCATCCTGCGCGAATAATCGGACTGCCGTTGATAGCCTTCGAGAGCCTCTTTAAGCGGAATCTCCTGCGTCTTGCCGTCAATCTTGACGGTTACGAGGGTTTCCGGTGAGAGATTCTCAACCGCACTACCTTCTTCGTCCACGACATCTGTGGTCTCCTCAGTGCCGTCAGTATCCTTAACGGATAGACCATCTTCTTGCACTGGGGTCTCGTTGACCTCATCTGCCGTCGCCTCGGCCTCTAAAGCCTCGGCAGGAGCTGGCTCCGGTTGCGTGTTGGGCTTCGGCTCATCGCCTCCCAGTAACGCCGCCATACGAGTTGCAGCTTCTGAAACGCCGATTTCGCGGGTCTGCGACTGCTCGGCTGAATTGCTCATGTAAATACTCCTAAATTATCGCCCCTTCAAGCGGCGGTTAAACGCGACTACATCTGGGGTACCGGCGAGAGCCTCAATCTGCCCCTGTAGATCTGCGATGGCGCGTACCATCATATACGCGTCATTCCTGATGTCTGCGTCTTGCGGTGGCGAGGTCATCCAGACCTTGGTGTACTTATCCCGCAACGCGTCAAATAGTGCTTTATTTGCAACACTGTTCTTCAGTGCCTGTGCTGCGCGGAAGAGATCCTGATCGTCCATCACATCATCCCTGGCATCGGTTGCGGCACCTGCATCTGCATCATGGCCTGCTCACGCTGTGACTGGATCGAGAACATGGCCTCGATCTCTGCGCGTTGCCGGTTCACCTCTGCGTTGATGCTCGCCACATCGACCTGTGCGCCATACTTTGCCTGAATCTCGGCGGCACGGAGCATCACATCTGCGATAAGCTGATCGCGCTTCAGATCTGCGTCTGCCTGCGCCTTCTTGGTTTCAAGTTCCTGCTTCGCGGCAGCGATGAGGATGTCGGCACGGGTCTTCTCGGCCTCAACCTGCGCAAGCATCTCGGCTGGGTCTGCCTTTTGCTTCGGCTGCATCGCTTGCATGTATTGCTGAATCTGCTCTGGCGTTGGCTCAGAGTAAAACTGCGCCGGATTCTGGAAGCCAGCGAGCTGCGTAATCTGGTTCAGCGTCGAGACATACTGTTGGATCGAGACCATCGGGTTATTCGGTCCATACTGCTGAAGGATCTGCTCCTGCTTCGCGGCGATCTGCTGCAAGAACATCATCCGTTGCTCATCTGAGCCACGGCCCAAGGCAATATTGACCACCATATCCATATCGGCTGTCCAGCCGCGTGGATCGATGGGGACAAACTTATTACGAAGACGGATAATCTTTGGCTTATCCTGATGCTGTACAACGAGATGCAGCAAACCCTTAAAGCAACGTTTCAAGCCATCACCAAAGAGACGCGCGATCATCTCGATGCGCTCTTGCGATGAGGAGAGCTGCGCCTGTACTGCGGCGCGGGTCGTGGACTGAAGCGCTTCTGCATCCAACCCCTGCGAAGCGCGCGAGATACCTGTGCGCTGCGTCTTAATCTCGTCAAGATAGCCCATAACACCAAGCGCCGGTTGACCGACAAACGGTGTTGCAAAAGGAACAATCGCACCAGGTGAACGCATACGGATCAGCGCGCCTGTCTCGTTGTTCATCAAATCGTCTACGTTGACCTGACCCTCAACAAAACCTGTGCGCGGATGGATCGACTGAGCCAACGAGTCAAGCGTATTACGCATGATGCTAGACTTGATCAGTTGCAGGTCCATCGTCTGATCAGCAATCGACTTACCGAAAATCGTGTGCGGTGTCGGATCTGGAGACAGCGTCGCGAATGGGATCTCTGTAACTATTTCTTGGTGGACGATATAACCGCCATTACCGACTGTGCAGACTTTATGCAGTTCGGCGATACCGTCGCCATCTTTGTCGATGCGGATATAGGCTTCAACGTAATAGACTTTGTCTGTGCTTTCGTCGTTTCCATTTGCCACCCCAAAGAACGACTGGTCAGCAGGATTACGGACCAGAGTTTCCATATTCAATTCAAAGCCACCAGAACCGGCATTCATCTCAACGATGTCTTTGTCGTAGCCCATCGCCACCAACTCAGACACTGTTGCGAGCTTGCGCCGACCGGCGATCAGAGCGTCATCAATGCTCGTTGCCTGATTGTCGATCAAGAATTGCTCGACCGGAATACATTCAACGATATAGCGAGGCTCGCGGATGACGCGCTTCACGCGCATCGAGAAGACACGCGGTGTCATGTTCATGTCTGGCGACATCGTCACGACATTCGTTTGCGCTGTAAAGATTTGCTCTTCCTGCAACTCAAGAACAGTCACTTGCGGATCTTGCGCAATCAGTGCTGCTTCTTCTTGAGACAGACCGGAATACGAATACTCTTCGACAGTCTCTTTGTCCTGCTTATACCAAGTAAGCACACCCTCTTTCAGAATAAGCGCATCTTTCATCGCGTCATGGAGAATGCGGAAGCCTGGGTTTTCCTGCATGAAGATGTAGTTGATGAAGTCGGTCATCTGTTCAGCGACTTCGACATCTTCAGCGGTCTTCGGGACGAACTCTAGGATCTTGTCGCCACCCGTAAAGATACGGAGCAACGATGGGAGCATTGCGAGAACAGTATCGCGCACTTCTGTCATAACGACCTGAGAGCGTCCCTGTTCCTCGTCACCAAACGCGTTGCCCAGATAATAGGACATCGCATTCTCGCGCTCTGGCGCGATATAGGTATCGATATAAACTGCTGCGTCTTCAATCGCCTGACGAACGCGAGAGCGGAACTCTTCCTCGTCCATCGGTTGGTCATTTATGCCTGGTGTCAGGATGCCCGTTTCATCGTCATAAGCACGCGGTGCTGAGACGGATACCGGAATGTTGTCGGGGTCATATCCTGAAATCGCCATATCTTAGACCTTTCTAACGCGCCACCACTTCCAGCCGCTCTCTGAGCCTACCTCGTGCTTGGGCAGTAATTCTTTCACAGCCTTAGATACACCATCGAACGGGTAATCGTCACCTCCCATGACTCCGCCCCGTTTCAGCTTCGGCATCCATGCCTCGATGTCGGCCTTCACTTCCTCGTACTCGTGACCGGCATCGATCCACACAAAATCGACAGAACCATCCTCAAACTTGGAAGCGGCACCGGCACTGTCAGACCGAATAGGTGTCATCTTTAACCCTTCGATCTTCTTCATGTTTGCTTTGAAGATTGAGTACACAGACTTCAGCTCCGGGTCATCTTTGTGGACTTGGTCAGATCCCTTCCAGTGATCGACGCAGTATAACTGTATGTCTTTGCCAGAGTTGACGATTTCGACACCCAGAAACGCAGACGATCTGCCCTTCCAGCAGCCGATCTCCACAAAGACCGCACCACTTTTGGGTGCCGCTAGCACCGCATCGCGATACGGTCTTGTGAAGTTGAACCAGCCTTGGATGTCATCAAAAAAGTGGTTCATTTTGACTTCTTTGTCATACCCGCTTCTGAGAGTGCAATCGCGAT